AAACTCAAATGATGGCGGTACTAGACTTTAAAAACCAAACGGCAACAGCGCCAAAGGCTAATGATATTAATAAAAGTCAAATGCGAGCACTAACAAAGGCAATTGCTTTACATGGTCTAGGGATTGATTTGTGGGCTGGTGAAGATATCAATGGCGAGTATGAAGGTGACGGGAGGAAAAAAATAGAACTAACTATAACGGAGTCTCAGCTTGCAAAGCTGGTGTCGTTGTTGTGCGATGACAAAAACATGCTTACAGAAAAAGGGCAAAAGGTTTGCAGGGCGCTTAAAATAACCAACTTAAATGAAATTAAAGCAGATAAATTTGAATCAGCACTGAGGTTGTCACAATGATTATAATTGATGGAATAGACCAAGCAAGCGCGGACTGGTTTAGATTAAAGTTAGGTGTTATATCTGCAAGCCGAGCTAGTGAGTTTTCTATAGAGTCAAAGCTTGCGCCAATGCCTGATGTTAATTATTCGAAAGAAGGTAAATACCATGTTTTTTGGCATGACTACACAGAATATAGAGGCACAAATAAAACAGAAGTACAAAACGAAATACGCTCAATTTTACCTCCTGTTTATGGTGATATGCGACAAGGCTACATGTGCGAACTAGTAGCACAAGTAGCAACCGATACGTTGCCGGATATGTTTACATCTAAGCAATGTCAATGGGGGAATGACCATGAAGATCAAGCAAGAGCGTATCTAGAGTTAGAGCTTGGAATTGACGTAACAGTACCAACGTTTATCTACAGAGATAAAAACAAGCGGTTTGGAATATCGCCTGACGGATTGGTAGTAGGTAAAGAGGTTGGCGTTGAGTTAAAATGTCCATTTACAAGCAAGGTTCACATTGAGTTTATAACGTGTGATAAAATAAAGAAAGAATACATAGAACAAACTCAGTTTTCAATGTGGGTGACAGGCTATAAACAATGGTACTTCGCAAGTTATGACCCACGTATGAAAACAAAGAAATTACACTGGGTTTTACTTGATAGAGATGATGCTTACATGGCTAAATTCGACAAGGCAGAAAAACCTTTTATTGACGATATGAATAAAATGCTAGCTAAAGTCAATGTAGATTTTGGCGAGCAATGGAATTAACACGAAAGGCTTACACAATGAAATGGATTAACATAAAAGACGAGTTACCAGAAATAAAAGATGATAGTGTACTGGTTCACTTTGCTAATGGAAGTATTGAAACGGTACATTTAGATTGGTTTGACGATATTACTTGCGGCCTTGATGGTGATGGAGAGCAAAAATACTGTAAAATGTTTTTAAATCATGACCCTGAATTTCTACACTGGATGGAATTACCATCACCACCAACCAAGATAGAGGATTAACAATGTTTAAATTAAGTAACAGATCAAAAGAAAGGTTAACAGGTGTTGATCCAAGGCTAATCAAGATTGTAGATTTAGCATTAACAATTACATCAATTGATTTCGGTATACCTCAATATGGAGGCTTTAGAACACAAGAGCAGCAACAAGAGCTATTTTATAAAAAGGTAAGTAAGTGTGATGGTTGTCATAACAAGTCTTATCACCAATCAGGCAAGGCATTTGATGTTTACGCCTACACTGACGGCAAGGCTTCATGGGATAGATACCACTTAACGCAAGTGGCAGCCGCAATACTTCAGGCGGCTAGTATGCTAGGCTACAAGCTAGAATGGGGCGGTTTATTTCAGTCGTTTTGCGACATGCCACACTTTCAACTTAAGGATTAATTATGAAAGATGAAAATAGCTGGATAGACGAAGGTGGCAGCATGGCTATCAGCAACGAATTTACAGGGGTTTAATTATGGGATGGTTTTCACCAAGTATAGCAGAGCCAATCGAGGCTATCGGAAACGTACTAGATAATTTATTTACTAGTGACGATGAAAAATTGACGCATGAAGAAGTTAAAATAAGATTGCAGCAAAAGCCACAAATGGCACAAACTGAAATCAACAAAGTTCAAGCAGGAAGTAGAAGTGTATTTGTTGCTGGTGCTAGGCCATTCTTAATGTGGGTGTGTGGTGTTGGCTTGGCTATGGCGTTTATTGTTAACCCTTTAATAGAGTATTTTGTCGGAGGGGATAAATTAATAAACATACCATTGGGGCAGGTTATGGAATTAACTTTGGCTATGTTAGGGCTTGCCACACTAAGAACCGTTGAAAAGATAAAAGGCGTGGCTAAATAATGTTATAATACTAATTCAACCAACAAAAAGGAAACTCCAATGCTAGGTAAAGACAGACCAAAACCACCAGCAAAAAAACTTGCTGAAGAAGAAGAAGAAAAAGCAAAAAAAGCGCGCGCTATAGTAAGAGCAAGGGCTAGAGCAAGGGCCAATAAAGCATAATGTTTTCCGTTATATATATATCAATCATAGTTGTATCATTGATTGTATTGTCATTCATAGTAAGGCAAAAGCATGAGATGTACGCGCTATTGTCTTACTATGCCATTGGTGTGGTATTGAATTTTATTATAAGCGCCGAAGCTTACAATACTTATTTTATGTTAATGATGACAGTATCTCTAGTGGTTGGTATTTTTGTTTATGGAGAGTTTAAAATTGCTGGACTCTTATCCTTCACGCTAATACCTGTAAACATCATTGGTTATTTGTTGTGGTACAAGTATTATTCTTATGATTTATATCAAGTGATTTCTGCTATAATATTAATCATTCAATTCATATCTATACTACCAAAGGCTCTACTTAATGGAATTTCTAGACCTAGTGAGAGATATTCTTTGGATGTCCTTGATAGTTTTTATAGCCACAAAAAGAGTGGTACAATGTATAAAACTTCGTCGAGTAAAAAGAAATGGTAGAAACAATAAAACAGGTGAGTGAGGCTGTTGTTACTCACCCTAAAACTGGTATAGCTGTCATAGCTACTGTAAAAGCCAATAACTGGTGGGCTGATTGGGGTAGCGAGATTATCGATCAGCTTACTTCTATTGCTGGCCTTATACTTGTTATTGTTCTTATTTTCTACCACCTATACAAAACAATTAAAATTAAAAGAGAAGGCGAAGAAATCAGCAGTAAAATAAGAAATGAATCAGCAAAAAACAACCATGAACTAAAAGAACAACTACGAAAAGAAATAGCCGAAGAAGATTTAGCTGGAAAGGCTAATGCTAAAAGATAAGCTAGCAGCCGCGGCAGCATCAATAACAATCCTAGTATTTTTATACACTGGATTCAACAAGCTAGCTACCAAACAAGATATTCAAAGAGTTGTTATAATCTCAAGCTTTAACTATAACGAAGCATCTATAAAGATTAACGAGTTGAAACTTGAAAACTTAGATAAAATCAAATTAGAACGAGCGTTAAACGCTAGCGAGCAAAGACAATATAACGCTATTGAAGCTTCAACTATTCGTATAACCCAAGCGCAGGAGAAGTTACTTGATTTACAAAATTATATTAATTAGCTTGCTTTTTGCTCTTGCCAGCGCCCCTTATCAATTAATTAATGGTAAGAATGGCGCTTATATTAAAAACAACACAAACCGTTATGTTCATTGCTGGCTAGGTCAGTATGAATTTAACATTAAACCAAATTCAAGAAGCAGAAATTATCCATATTCTAAAAAATGGGGTTGCATATGATTAGGGTTTATTTGGATTATAGTCATATAGACAACAATAAAGTAATTACAGCTATTTCAACAGAAGCTGATGAACTTGATATAAGTGCAGTATCATTACACTATGACAACAATAAAAACGTCATGGGTATTGTTGAAGGTAATCAAGCCGATAAATTAACCATGTTTATGTTGCCACCTTATTCATTAGATACACCTATTTCAGAACTTCCAGAAAGTGAGATTATAGAAGTCACAACAGAGCTAACAGCTAGAGGTATAAATACAACTGGTTCAGTTACATGTGGTGACTTGCTTGATAATATCTGTAAGTTCTTTAATGCTGATTTTAAAAGCTTAGGTTCTATTATGGAAAAGGACTTTAGCTAATGGCGGCATTTGAAGATACTTTTACAGAAGCGTCAACAACACTTCTAACTGCTCACACGCCTGATGTTGGTACTGCTTGGACGTTAGAGAGTGGCGACAACAGTTCTATGACTGTTGTTGGCGGTGTTGGTGTGTTAAACATGACATCAACCACACTAACTTTTGTTAGTTCAGATGATTTAGGTAACGCTGATTGTTGGGTTGAGGCAGAATTAACAGATTTTGGTGACTTTCAATCACAGCCCAATAGATATGTTGCACTAAGAGTTCAAGATTCATCTAACTTTATAGGGTGGTATCTTGGCGGCACTGGTGGCGGAGGCATGAGGCTTGCAAAAGTTGTTGGTGGTGTGATAACCAACTTAATAACAATGCAAGGCGTAACGGGTAGGGTATACAGAGTAGAAGCCGAAGGGACAACTATTCGTTTTTATGAAAACGGTATCCAACAAGGTTCAGATATAACGGTTACAGACTTTCAAACAGAAACAAAGCAAGGTATTATTTCCAGTAATGGCGCTGCATTCCTTCACTTTATATCAACTTATAATGCTGATACTTTTGGTGGTGGTGGTATAACTGCAACACTATCAGAGCAAGGACCAGGCTTTACAGAATCAATAAATTCAACACTAACAGCCGCGATTAGTGCAGCTATTACAGAATCAGGACCATCTTTTTCAGAATCAATAGCGTTAACACTGACAGCAAAATTAAACGTATCAATAACTGAGAGTGGACCTAGTTTTACCGAAGCTATAAACGCAACAGTAACATCATCATCAGGCATTACAGTAGCTATAACGGAGACTGGACCATCATTTACTGAATCAATTAGCTCCACATTATTAAAGAATATAAATGCAGCCATAACTGAACAAGGTCCATCATTCACAGAAAATATATCTGTAAGTTTAATTCAAGATGTAACGGTTAATATTACAGAGACAGGACCATCTTTTATTGAGTCTATAATAGCCTCTTTACCTGTAGTGATAACAGTTAACCCAAGAAACATAATACATGCCAAAAGGCAATCAACTACGGTTAGAGTGAAAAAAACGTCAAACAGTGTTAGAATTAAACGTAAATCAAATACAATAAGGGTGAAATAATGGGACAACTAGCAATAGCAGGGCGCAACGCATCAATAGATGCAGTTAACACTTTGTTAAACGGCGGAACAATAGAAATTAGAACTGGTGCAGCGGCAGCGATTGATTCAGCGCCATCAGGTTCAGTATTAGCAACGTTAACAATTAACGCCACAGCATTTGCATCAGCATCAGCAGGTAGCGCATCATTTAACGCTATAAGTGATGTAACAGCCACAGGTGCAGGAACGGCAGGTCATTATGTAGCCAAAGATTCAGGCGGTAACGCAGAAAGAAACGGCACTGTAGGTGTAGAGATGATACTAAACAATACTACATTCGGTATTGGTGACGATGTATCAATAACCGCGTGGACATATGCTCAAGCAACAGGTTAAGGGGTTATCATGCCAATTAATAGCAGAGGTCAACGAGTAAAGACTAATAAAAAGAAGAAAAGTAAAAAAAACACAAAGGCGAAAAAGTCTTTATAAATCAACGGCAAGTTAACTAGTTGTCACCCTATATATAAGCGCTTTAACGAGCGTTTTTTTATGTTATAATGTAGCTAAATAAGGCATTTTTAAGGCATTCATGGCTAACACTAAAGCAAACCAAACAACGCTAAAGAAAGGCGATAATTTACCCCCTAGAGGCAAAGGTAAGAAGTCTTTAATGCTAGAGGCCATTAAATCAGTCTGTGGTGATGAACAAGAGTTCCTAAAAAGCGTGGTAACTATTGGGTTGGGTGATGTTAATAATGAATTAGCGCCTAACCCTGCATTGCTAACCTTGGTAATAAACAGAATAGAACCACCACTAAAAGCAATATCTCCTATGGTTAACTTTGAATTCAACCACAAAGCAAAGCCACACGAACAAGCCAATCAAATACTACAAGCTGTTTCAGACAGCCAAATAGCGCCTGACATTGGCCAGATGTTTATTGCTAGCATTAAATCAATGATAGATATCGAAGAATACACCGACTTAAAAGAACGTATTGAGAAGCTAGAAAAGGTTATTGATGGGACTTCTTAAAAATAGGCTGTTAGCTTTAGAGCCAAGAATACTTGCACAATCCGGTAGGTTAGAGCCTACAGTTTACGGTGTAGCTGATAGGGTTGATTTAATTGATGGCGTTTTAGTTCCTCATGTTATCCGTAAGTGGATTGGTACTGTCGGAGATATGAAGCCAACCGATAAAGAACCTACAGTATTTCTAGTTGAGAAATTAGAGCCGTTCATTCTAAAGCATAAAAAATATAAATTACTGTTCGGTGGCCGTGGCGGAATGAAAACAAGATTTGCACAAAATGTATTTGTTGCAGATGTTCATTCATCAGGCACTAAAAACTATGTGTTACGTGAAAGGATGACAGCGTTAAAGGAGAGTGTATTCTCTGGCATAGAAACAACAATAAAAAGATCTGGGTTAGGTGGTTTTCTATCAGTACCATCAAAATGGGAAATAAGAAACGCTAACGGTGGAAAGTTTACTTTTGGCGGTATGCAAAACATTATTGATATGAAAGGCACTTCTGACTTTAAAAGGTTTTTACTTGAAGAAGCTGAAAAGACAAAGCAGGAAACTATCGACACATTAGGCCCAACATTAAGGGATGTACCAGGAGCTGAGTTGTGGTATTTATGGAATACAGGCAGTTCACAAGACCCAATGAGCAAAGAGTTTATTATCCCTTATCAAGCACAGTTAGATAAAACTGGCTTTTATGAGGATGATTACCACATGATCATTAGACTAACCTATAAGGATAATATCTGGTTTAAGTATGACGAATCACTACAGCAGGAAGTCGACAAAGACAAACAAAAGGTTAAGCGTGGAATTATGACTCAATCAAGGTTTGATGGTATATGGGATGGAAAATTTAACGATGATGTCGCTTCTAGTGTAATCAAGGAAGATTGGTTTAAGGCATGTATAGATAGTCACATTAAACTAGGATTTGAAGCTAAAGGCGCAAAAACTGTAGGGGTAGACCCTTCCGATGTAGGTGAGGATAGTTGCGGCTATGCTGCAAGGCATGGTGTTGTATTTGTGGACATTGATGAAATATCAGGCACAAACGGCAATAGAAAAATGGACGAGGCATGTAAAAGAGCCATTGCCTTTGGTTGTGATTCATTTGGTTATGATGCTGACGGGTTAGGCGCA